CTCATAAATCGCCATCTGTTAAGGCATACGGTGAGGCGAGCCCTCTTGAAGTGAAGATCCCTGAGGAATTAAGTGACATCCACAAACGACTCATACGGCGAATGGAGGAGCATAACTACATTGCCTGGGTACAATCACCAAAAGTTATCATAAAGAAACATCCCTCACCTACTGATGAGTATCTCTACCTTGCAGATTATACGGGCACTGCCAATGCTTTTACCAAGAAGACAGTAAGTGAACGATATAGAAGCGATTTTGAAGAATTAAAAATAGAGATTATATAATTAACGCAATAAACTTATTGACAAATTATCTCAAATTTAATACAATTTATACATGGCTCCTGATTTACATCCATTGTTTAGAAGCATCCATGTGACCCCCTAGAGACACGGTATAACGCATTGGGGGTCTAATTTAGGGTCTTGTTGGCTTAAAAAACTAACAAGGCCGCCCATTTTAGGATCGTTATGTTAGACGTTAGTAAGCTTGATCCTGAATTTTCATCCCTTCTCAAAACACTTATTACGAATATGGAAGCCTTAGGGCATACTGTTAACCCATATTATGGGATACGTACCCTACAAGAGCAGGCGCGTATATGGCGAAGGAGTCGTTCTGCAGCCGAGGTAAATGAGCTCATGCATACATTGGATTCAAATGATGCTCCGTATGCTCTCAGCGTGTTAAAATCAGTAGGTGCACAAAAGACAGCCCCATGGGGTACGAATACATACATGTTTAGCTATCATCTCATTGGCCGAGCCTGTGATATGTTTGTTGATGGGGATATGAAGGGTGGGGCTGTGTATGATGTGCTAGCCACAGAAGCATTGAAGGTGGGTCTTACACCTGGTCGTTATTTCAGTCACCCTGATTCAGGGCATGTGCAGCTTGGAAGCAAAGAGCTTAACAAGACATACACAATGGCTGAGATGGATGTTATTTTGAGTAATATTAGTCTTTCTTAAGAGAAAATACCTTTGTATCACCGTCTATATCCATAGTATTTATGATATCGAGTTTAAAGATATCTTCAATTTGCCAATCAGTGAATTCAGTTTCTGAGGGGGGTAGGTTTTCTTGATCAAGTGTGTCTATCGTTGCTTCTGTGAGTTGTCTCATTTTCAGAGTGTCTTTGAACTCATTTGATTTTGTTATATGCGAGCATGCCTTAGAGCAATATTTCGCGTTCCTTGAAGGAATAGACTTAAATAATTTATAGCATACTTCACATTTTATGGTAATCTCATTTTTTCTTGATTTCCCCCAACATTTTTGAGAGCAAAATATAGAATCTTTGGAAAGAGGAGTGTTAAATAGGTTATTGCATAGTATACAGTTTTTCGTAACTTGAAGGGTCAATGTTTTGTTATTACATCGTTTAGAGCAATATTTAGAATTCTGAGAAGGTCTGGTCTCAAATGATTTATCACAGACTACACAATTTTTTGTAAATTTAGTGGTTGCTGATAATCCAAAACATTCCTTAGAGCAAAATATTTTATTTTGGGAAGGGTAAGTTTTAAACTCCCCTTCACACACAGGGCATTTTCGTATCATAGCCATTCAGTTAGGCAACTTTAAATGAATGCTTTATCTCATTTGCGTTAAGATCATCAATGATAACCTTAAGATGAGAATTACCAAATGATTTGATTTTGAGTAAATCCTTTGACGATTTGGCTAGTAATTGATCAAGTGTTTTTATCTCTGCAAAGCTAAGACGGCTGTGCGTACGTGGACAAAATTCAAAATCAGATATCTTAATAATTTCTTTTTTCTCTACCTCTTGATCATCTTCCTCTGGATCCTCATCCACTTCTGGTGAGGATATTACATTCTTTAAGGGTGTAGGGATGGGCAAATACGATTCCCGTGATTCTATTTCCTCACGAATTGATTTTGTTAATGAAATATTATGTTTGATTCCATGTTTGTTAAGTTCAAACATAAGCTCGAGCAAATGTTTCTCATTATGTGAAAACATCTTTTCTATCTGATTTTGTTTCAGTGAAGAAAGTTCGGATACCAGTTTTAAATTATATTTGTGTAATACGTTATGTAAATGTGAAGGTAAGCACAATTCACGGATTGTTTTGTCGTTACCTGGATTATCTTTAGGAAAAATACATATTTGTAGATCTTTCTTATTAAATGTTGGAGGTGGGTTAGCTTTCAAGGCATGAAGATCGACCACGGTAAATGTTGGAGTTGGATTAACTTTTAACTCTGGTTCAGGTGTTTCAACACATGTGTTTGTCTCAGCTTCCTTTTTAGCACCACAGTCAATGCCAAAAACTTCTTTTGCTTTGCTGTTAGTTATGTCAAAGCATAAGTTAATCTTGTCTTTCTCTGATTCATAGTGACCAGCCCAGATGGAGCGCTCAGTTTCGCGCGTCCATCGATCAAGAATTTTATAGAGATATTCGTGGTATGATTGTAAAAATAGTTCTGTCATTTATTCATCCATTGTTTAGAGAGTTAAATTAGGTGGTTAATCAAAAAGGTATATCATCATCTTGTAATTTAGCGTCAATTTGAGCTTGTTTAAATGCTGCCTTACGTTTGTCATAGGCAACAGGTTCGACGTAGACTTTAGCCGATTCGCTGTTTTTCTGTAAGAGTAAAAGTTTTCCTGTGTAGGGCTTAAGAACGATCTCTGTAATTGTCTTCTCGACAGAGTTTTTATCTGTCCATTTGCGATTGCGTAATTCGCCTTCTACAAAGATCAAGTCACCTTTGTTAAGTTGGTTGTTGGTAAATTCAACGAGGATTGGATTGATAATAGAGATTGTATGCCACTCTGTGTTTTCTTTCCATTCCTGAGTAGTCTTGTCTTTCCATTTCTCACTGGTAGCAAGTGAAAAGCCAACAATGGATGTTCCATCTTGAAATATATGTGGCAGTGGTTCTTTACCTATTCTGCCAATGAGTTGTACTCTGTTAAGTGAGGCCATTTTCGTTTCTTTCGTTAATGTATAATGTTTGTTTCATTGGTAGGAAGGCGTTGAGGAATGATAACATCAACAAAATTTCCGTCTTCAATCCATTCTTTAAGTTTTACCAGTGAATCAAGGGTAAGTCCTTCAAGTTCATTTTCAAATCTCTTTATGGCAGCTAATGCTTTAGCAGATCCATCAGCACGTATAGAGCCTTCTTTCTTCTTCCAGAGCTCATGTAGCTCAAAGGTAATGAGACCAATCTTGTTTAAATCGTCCTCACTTGGTTTAGGTTGTGAGATAGCCTTATGTTGTGGCGTTACATTGACAGGTGCTGGTTTAGCGAATGCAGATGTAACTTGATTATTTGAAGAGGCAAGATTGCCGTCATCGTCAAGATCTGCGGAAATCCCAAGCAATGATAGCAAAGAATATCGTGTGGCATACGTGATGCTACCACCCCATTTTTGCATGTCACTTGTGTTTAATAGTTTTGTATTGGATTGTACTTTTGTTCCTGTTTGTGCATGAACAAGTGCTACTTCCAATATATCAGACATATCATCTTTAATAGACGATGTTAATAGAACACCATGCTTTCGAAGCACAGGCAGAACTGTATTTAATATGCTTGGTAAGCTCGCATAACGATTTTTTAGATGTGGGTTAACACTATCTTTCTCAATTGTTGGGTATTCACATTGAGCAGCTAAAAGTTGAGTGTAAATATTGGTTGTTGGTGTAACTGTTTGTGTTTCCATTTTGTTTGTCCCTTTTCGTTTAATCGTGTTTTGTTTCCTGATTCAGAAAGACAAATACACGCTGTAATGAATTAATAAGATCGTCGATATCATTCATTGAATGGAGTTGATCGAAATATTTATCGACTACTGGCATCAAATCACAGACAAGTTCGTGTAATTCGTTGGCCTTATTAATACCGACAGAATTGTTGTTGGCTGATATGTGTTCGAAAAATCGTATTTCTTTATAAAGAGCACTGTTTAAAGGTGGTTCTTTAAAGTCGTCCAAATAAATAATATTAGACATACATGTTATTGCATGATAACAAGAGCAATTAAGATCCCAATCAGAATGTCTTTTGTAAGAGTCATTATGCGAGAGTCTTTCTTTGTATTCATGTTCATAAAATCAAGCATAAGCATTGGGCGTACGATTGATTGTTCAAGCTGTCTAATATCCATCATTTGCAGATCCATGTTTGGTTGAAATTTAATTGAAATTACTCATAATATTAACAATAATTTTACCAACACGTAAATACAAAAGTGTTATTCGGTGTTCTTGTAACGCAGATAAGAAAGGTATGTTCCTATTATTACAAGAAATACTACTATTCCTATAAGAAGTGGTTCATTGATTACCATAATTATTTTCCTTTGTTTTGTAATTTAATAGTTAAATATAGAACTGCTCCCATTACACTTGCTAACAAAATTACGATTGCAAACATAAGTGCAGCGGATGCTATATACTTTATTATTAACATTATATTCTAATCCCTGATTGCTCAAAGAAGAAACCACCCATAGAAAGGAAGATGGTTACAAGTGTTATACCGGATAATAATTCGCACATATTATGATCTTTCATTTCCAAAGAGTACCCATGCTTCGTCATAGCTAGGATAGAATTTTCGGACTGTTTTTAATTCCTCAATGAGATACTTGTTTTCATCAACAAGCCGCTTAACATCGTCAATGAGTTTGTACATATCTTGATTATCATTAACGGGAATACTGAATTCATATAAATTATTCATAGGTCAAAATCCTTTTTATATTTTAATTTAAAATCATTAAACAATTTTTGTATTCTTAAGATGTCAAATGACAAAGAAAAGTCATTTTTATTAAATGTACAATTTGGGTTATTCAAGTAGCTAATGTCGTTAACCAAGAAATCGATATAGTGTGATATTCGCTTTATATCATCAATTACATGGCTGAGAACACAGGCTGAGTCTTGTAGATCGATAACCTGTTGTTCAAGGTAATCTTCTTGTGTGTATTTACTCATGATGCATGTTCCCTTCTGTATTTAGCTATTTCAGCGAGTGGGTTTATGTTTGGTAATGCATATTTATTTGATGGAATTTCATTATAGTCAGGTCTGTATATGCGTCGAGACAAGGTGCGCATTATCTCTGATAACTCGCGTGTCTCATGTGTTTCTTTTTGAATAAGCCAGGATAATTCATTCATTACCTCGCGTTCAATACGACGTGCTTCTCGGCACTCTCTGTCATCTATATAATCTGGGTTGTACATGCTATCTATCTCTACGTTTACGTGTTGTCTTTGCTTATATAAGGGTGTGTATCATTTGATGTGTAGTGATTCACGTTGTTTCCCTTATGTATTAATTTATACCAAACAATTCATATTGTGTCAACTAGCATAATTAGGTGCAAAAACAGATTGATTTCAACTGATATCATAACGATAGATCAAATTTTAGATTAAGATAAGTGACAATTATTGTAAATTTGACATAATATGAATGATAATGTTTATATGATATATTAAGGGATCAAATAGCTATTATTGAATATGTTATTAAACATTTTAACAAACATTATTAACGTGGAAAGAAAAGTGGTAAATGACAGAAGAAGTTAAGAATAAGCGAGGGTTTCAAAAAGGGAATACTTATGGGAAAGGTCGCCCTACAGGGTCAAAGACAACCAGAGCTATATTACTTAAGGATTATGCTACTGAGGAAGATCACATATGTATCACGAGACAGCTTATAGAGCTCGCAAAAGGTGGCGATTTCGCAGCTATATCACTCTACATAAATAAGGTGGCTCAGACCCCTAAGCTACCATCTACAGTGGACTTAGGCTTTGCAAAGGAGATACACACAATAACGGATATGAACGATGTAATGACAGATCTAGCGTATGGAGCAATGAGTGGTACCGTGCATATGGATGATGCGAAAGAACTAATGGATATAGCACAATCAAAGGGTAATTCAATTGACCGATGCCTTGGCGAACAGCTGGATTTAATTCGTGATCAAATAGCGGAACTTCAAAGTAAGAAATGATATTAATAGTTTCACGATGATTCATATGTGTACGTATTAATTCTTTTATGGTATGATGAGTACTAAACAATGGAAAGGCATCTAATAATGAGCAGCACATGCATGTCTGTTTCGGAGCAAACAAAAAAAAATCTTTATAAAGTCGGCTATATTGAACTATCTTCTTATTGTAAGTCTTTGCCAATTGCCTTGTCTGAGGTATTTGGTGTTCTTGATAAGAATAAAATAGGTCATGCGTATGACTGTCTTAACTCACTCATGCTAGGGTTGAGTTTTGTATTAGAAGACATACACGATATAGAAGAAAAGATAAATAAGGAATGAATATGACAGACGACAATAATAAGAAGATGTTAAACGAAACACAAGCTGCTGAAATGATTGGTCTTAAGGTGAATACAATGCGTACTCGCCGCGCACGTAAGCAAGCACCTATTTATTTTAAGATAGGTGGCAAAGTATATTACGACGTTAAAGACCTTAAAGAATTCATGGAATCTGGCCGGGTTATGCCAACAGAAGATAAGGGCAAGCAAGATGATTAATCAATTCAAGAGTAATGAACCAGTTGATATATGCCGAGAGATAGTTAGGGTATCTCAAGGCTATGAAATAGACGGCGAACATAAGATAAAGAGTAGTTGCTTGCTTATGATGGTAAGCATGGTAAGCATGGTAAGCATGGCAAGTTTATTGCAAGACAATTTAATGTCAATAGAAGATGAGAGCGAACGAATGGATGTGTTTAATTTCGTAAAAGATTTAACACTCGATAGAATGGAATGCGTTAGGGAACGTATATTTGGAGAAGATAGACAAGGTGAGACAATAACATGAGTGAAGAATTTAGAACAGAATTTAAAGAAACATCTGATGCAATTCTGAATGTGTTGAACGGTAAAGCATTCATTCCATCATTGGCTGGATTAGCACGTGTTTTTGGTTATATATTTGCTAAATCGGGAGTGGATGACGAAGATTTGGAAGTGATTTTTGCCGGCATAAAAGCTGATGTGAAAGCTTTTAAGGATAAATAATAATTAACATCGGGGGATGACATGAACAGAATATTAAATAAGAATGATTACCTAGTGAAGTGTCGTGGACGTAACAACAGAGACATACAACGCACACTACGCACATACATCAAATGGCTGTATACCAGAGAGGAAATACCACTTGATGACGCAATGTATCCAGATTTTATGATAGAGGACATGCGAGCAATGGGGCGTATCGCAAGCAGGTTGTTAACACAGCTTGAGATGCAGATTAGCTCTGGAATGAATTTAAGACAATTAGAGTTTAACTTTGAGGTGAACCAGTGAATAAGAAAGATTTAATAGCTATTCTGAATTGTATGAAAGCCCAGGTTGATGCCCTTAATAACAATATACGATATCTTGAGAGACATCTTGTGGCTACGTTCGACGCAGAGAGAGAGTCCGTATTCAAACAGGATGTTACTATATTAAATCTGTCAGTCAGAACAGCGAATGTAATAAAGACAATGAATATAAAAACGATAGGTGAACTTGTTGGCCATACTGAGTATTCTTTATTGCGGCAAAATAACTTCGGTCGCAGGTCATTGAATGAACTTAAGCATGAGCTATTACCATTGGGTTTAAAGCTCGATATGATCGTATATGACAATGATTAGGTGAAACAATGACAGAAGAACAAATAGCTAAGATAAAAGAGAATGCCTCAACAATAGGTGCAGTTCTAAAACTGCATGGTGGAACGAGAATATATTGTGAATCAATAGAACAGGCAATGAAAGTTTTAACGACACGTAAATTTTCAGATGCGGCTTATGTGGAATATACAATAGAGGAAAGAGATGATTGATTATTTAATGAGTACAGACTACGCGACAATAAGTATGATGATTAATTTTATATTAGGCATACTTATATTGGACTTGTATCGTCGGAAGGATATATTGATGGAAATGATCACGAAACAATTTCAAATGAGCGAGGTACAAACTAATTTATTTGTACTAATGGATAACCATATACAGGGATTAAAAAAGAATATTAAAGAACTAGAAAGTAAGATTAAATGATTGATTGGATTTCTATCGTGGGTATATCTTAGCATCATGCACAATAACCTCTTAGCAACTCTCGAAGGAAAAGCCCCGCAAGTATGCTTTGATCATCTATATGCCGCGATCTATGTGGTTGCTAAGCAAATGATACGTGAAGGGTTTCCAGTTGATACAATGGTTGCTAAGCTTAATGGGATACAAGTAGAAATGATTAGGGGAATAAACAATGGATGAAGATCTTTATAAACAGATGGAATCTGTAATGGAAAAAGAAGATATGCATAAAGGTTGGTATAAACTTGATGGTTATCGAACACGTTGTTCTACATGGGATGAAGCATTACTGATGCATCAGGCTGCGGTTGATTTGGTTAAGGGGCAGTCAGATGGAATATGATACAGGTTCTCTGCTGTCATTAACATTCGAAGAACAGTTATTGCTTTGTAAGCCAATACCTATCACTGAAGTTAAAATATGTTCTATGATAGAAAGTCTTCAAACATACCATACGACGTTATTAGGTGAAGCTGATTTCAAAGTTGAGAGACAACGATGCTGTATCGAGATTAATAAACTCATTGCTTCACTCGAATATCTTAAGGGTAAAGTACATAATAGAGACGAATCGCTGAAGGATAACTAAAATGATATTGATTAGTATTGTATCATTATACAATAGAATGATAGGTCGATTTGATTTAAAGAATGATTGTGATGAATATTATAATCATTGTTGTAGGTTATGGAAATTATCGGTAATAAAAGATGAGTTCGATAGAAATGATCGTAAAAACACGTATGATCTTTTAGTACCATCTATAAATATGAACCGTACAGATAAGTCAATTGAATATTTTAAGAAGCATCAAAAGTTTTTACCTAGATACAAACCGAACGAAATAAAGATAATGAGAAAATATATTGTTTATTTATGTGATAAGGAAAGTAAATGATGAAAACATCATGGTGGAAAAGATTTATTGATTGGGTTTGGGAGGATTAGTTATGGATAGACAATTAACAAATCATGTAGCTCAAGATCTAATGAATCATGTTAAAGATCATAGTTATAAACCAAAGTATTGTATAATAAAACAACGTGAGTATGTAGGAACAGACCATGGCGACTTTTCTATTGATAAATATATTATATCTCTAAATTTAGAAGTATATGTTGAATATATGGATATTTCTGGTGAAGATTATACAAGAATTGATGATGTTGAAGCAATATTGATAGATGATGTTAGCTTACAAGATGAAATAATTGGTGGGTAATTAATTATGAAAACTGATGTTGCAATCGTAGAATCTAAGTACAACAATTTTAAAGATGAGTTCTTACAAGAAGACATGGAGCATATGTTGGAAGCCAATGAAAGGCTTGAGAGTGAAGTTAAACGTCTGCGTAAGGATAAGGAACAGCTCCACGAACTGCTGTGTATGATGAAGAAATCCAGTGACGTATTGTGGGATAGATTGAGGATAGATATATGAAAGATACATTCTCTAATATTATTATTCATATTCATGATGGAAAAGAATCTTGCTACCGACTTCACTATCCAGATATAGAAACTAATAATTTACATAGGAAATTTATGGATGAGAACGGATGGTCGTATACAGGGAAATGCCTATTTAATAGCGGTGATGGCACACTTCATATTTATGAGAGAAAACAAAAAAAATCATTGTGGAAGAGATTCATTGACTGGATTTATAAGGATTAATTATGACTGATGAAAAAATGATATCCGTAAAATGGATACATGAGTCTACAAAAAAAGAACACATAACGGATCTAAAAGAGTCTGAATATAGACTTGCAATTCTGATGCCAATGTATAACAAAGATGGAACCTTAATGAAAGAATCTGAGCAAGTCCATCAGTATTGTATGGCTAAAAAGTTTTTTGATGAATGTCAAGTTTGGGAAGCTCGTCGTCAACAAGTGGAAGAAGAATTGACCAATTAAATACTATCAGGACAAATCAATTTCTTCATCATCACCGGCAGTAAAGTCAATTGATATGCCAGTCGTATCTCTAATGACTTCCTCGGCGAATTGCTCTAAAGGTGCATCATGTTTGTGATAGATTTTAACACTCACATAACTCGTGATAGCACCTAGTACAAGTAGTATAAGAACAACAATAAAAGCGAGTTCACGAAAAATCATAAGAGTTTACTTTGAAGGACATATTATATAAACTATAACATACAATTTAAGTTAAAATCAATCTATTCGGTGGGTAGTTAATCATGGATGAAGATTTTGGGAGCTTCGAATGATCAGGCATAAGTTCTTTGCAAAGCCTACTGAACTCGATGGAATTAAATTTGCATCGAAGAAAGAAGCTAAACGGTATATTGAACTTAAAATGCTTAAGACATCTAATGAGGTGCTGTTTTATCTACGCCAGGTGCCCTTTCATCTGCCAGGCAATGTACGCTATGTATGTGACTTTATGGTGTTCTGGAGCAATGGTGACATAACCATTGAGGATGTTAAGGGTATGAAGACTGAGATGTATGCTGCTAAGAAGAAAATACTAGAATCTACGTATCCCATCCATATAACGGAGATCTAATATGGATATAGATAGTATGCATAATAAATATTATATGTTTGCATATAGTATGAAAGAGAGACCAACAGTGATTATGGATAGTATGCAGAAGAGATATAATGATGGTGGTTACGGATCTACATTATTTATTTTTAAAATTGATGGTGTATCAAGAATCTATGTAAGGTTTTTTCCATGACGCATGAAAACCTATTGAATTTGGAGTGAATAAATAATGGAAGAAGTAACCCTAAATGAATCAGCTGCATACAAAACAACCAATCTTGGTGTTTATATAAAGCATAGCGGTGTGTTCTTTCCAAAGAGTTACCCAAGTAAGCCAAAGAAAATTTTAGATACATTTTAAACAAATCATTGCCAGATAGATAAACCATAGGCTATTCTCAATATAAGTAATATCTTACTTAGTATCTATGAAATCAAATTCTGCGCAGAAACGTCATAACGCTCTATCTGTTGCCTTTATAATAGCTCAATTTGATGGATTTGGTAAGAAACTAAGTCCTGAAGATAGCGCTATTAAATCTGCATGTGAAGAATCTCTTTATAACTTTGTAAGGTATGCCTGGCATCAAGTCGAAGGTGAAAACCCTTACTCAGATAATTGGCACATTAAAGCAATCTGTGATCACCTAGAAGCATGTGTTGATGGTCGCATTAAGTTTCTAAATATAAACATCCCCCCGCGCTGCATGAAATCCCTTATCTGTAATATCTTTTTCCCTGCGTGGATATGGCTTAAGCGTCCTTCTGCTAAGATATTCTGTTTGTCAGGTTCACATAAGCTTGCAGTACGTGACAGTGTGAAGTGTCGTTCGTTAATGCAAGCGCCATGGTTCCAGAATTTATGGGGAGATGTGTTTTCTTTCAATAGGGATGTGAATACAAAAGAACGCTATTCAAATAACAAGGGCGGTGAAAAACTTGTTAAGTCTATCCTTGGTTCCTCTATTGGTGAAGGTGGACATTTCTTAATTATCGATGACGGTAATAGCCAGCAAGATATTACATCCAAGACCACACGTGACCGTACAAATGATATCGTTGATTCAAGCTTCTTGATTCGTCAGGACAACACAGAGAGAGCCGTTGTTATTAACATTCAACAGCGTTTACATTGGGAAGATCTAACGGCGCATTTGCTTGAGAAGAATCTACCAGGTAGTGTGCATCTAATGCTACCAATGGAATTCGATATAAAGCGAGCATGCAAAACAATACCATTAAAGGGGATGGCTAAGCCGTGGCAAGATCCGCGCAAAGAGCAAAATGAACTCTTATGGCCTACACGCTTCACACCGGCACATGTGGATAGGCTGAAGTTATTCTTTGGTTCGACATATAATATTGCTTCACAATTGCAGCAACTCCCCTCCCCTGAATCAGGAAATATCTTTCAGAAGGAATGGTTTAAAATATGGAAACATACAACCTTACCCAAATTAGATATGGTTATTCAAAGTTGGGATACTGCCCTGAGTGTTGGCATTTCCGCCTGTGAATCGGCATTAACAACGTGGGGTATATTTACAGATGATCAATTCAAAAAGAATATAATACTTATTAATACATGGCATGGAAAATTAGAACAACCCGATTTGCGTAAGATGATTAAGAAATGTGCAATGAACTATTATACGATGAATTTTGAAGATATGGAACGTGCTGGACCAGAAACAGATGTCATCCTTATCGAAGAAGCATCAGGCGGTCTTGCAATGATACAGGACTTACGTAGTTCTGGTTTGCCAATATTTGGATTCAATCCACGTCATCATAAGTTACCTAACTTTGCCCACATGACAAACAAAGCTGACCGTGCACGTCTTGCTTCAGTGGTTGTAGAGCAAGGTTTGGTATGGTTGCCCTCTAGTCCATCTAATCCGTCAAGGCTGATGAAATCTGCTCAGTTCTTTCTTGAGGCGGTGCTTGCATGTCCTTCTGGTAAAAATCAAGATCTTGTCGATTCTTTTGCGCAAGCGATGATCTGGATAAGAAAAAAACAACTCTTATTCCTAAAGGGTGAAGATCCCACAGAGAATATGCCGATTAATTATTCAGCATACACAGATTATGAAGATAATACAGGTAGAGTTTCTATTAATAATATAACCGATAAATCTAGTATGCATAGATATCTACCAAGAATAAGTTAATGGCTCCCTGGGACGGACTCGAACCGCCGACCTAATGGTTAACAGCCATTAGCTCTACCAACTGAGCTACCAGGGAATATATCTATTCTACTTTCTTATGATCGTCCGGTACAGGACTTTCTATAGGTGTATTATAATGTTTGCTCTCATTTTTTTCATGAATATCTATCTCCACGTGTATTATAACTGGTTTTAGTCTCATAATGCCGGCATCAATATCACTATCATCAACAAGAATTATTTTTTCATTTTTCTTTATCTCAGATAGAAAGTTCATGATTGGACTGGAAAGCTCTATATCTTGTTCGCCGCGGTGATGCCCTGAAGCAAAAACATAGGTAGAGAATATTATGAGTGATAATGTAATTAAATTAGCCATATATATATTTCCTTATAATATTGGTAACATATATTATGTTGACATATCTAATTTGTAGTTTACAAGTATATATTATGAATTACAGTATTTTAATATAATTATAAATTGGAGCGGGAGAAGAGAATCGAACTCTTATAACCAGTTTGGAAAACTGAAACTTTACCATTAAGTTACACCCGCTTAGTGCCCACACAATAAGAGGGATTTCATACCCCCATCTAATACCTTTAACCTTGCACGGTCATATTCCACGGTTTCAATCGCTTCGGTATACTTCTTTGAATATTGAACTATTATCTGTGGGCTGGGTTCAAGCGCACAACCATAAATAGTGTAACATAAGGACAGATTAAGTAAACCTACAACTTGCATGTTGGTTTAGTTGGCATTAATGGAAACCCAGCAAGTTCACACAAAGATCGGATCGTAGAGAACTCTGGATTAGTCTTTCCCGATAAAACCTTATACAAGTTCTCACGGTTCAAATGCGTATGCTCTGCTATTTGTCTGACTGAGAAGTTCCGAGCCTTAAGAACATTATCAAGTGCACGAGAGAAAGATTTTGGATCTCCTTCTGAGAAAGCTTCTTCAAGATAAAAGTAAGCACCTTCTTCATCCTTTAGGAATTCAAGTAGGAGTGGTTGGAAATCTCGAAGTTTAGGCATTGTCTTTCTCCTTTAATAATTTGACATAAAATATAGATGCATCTATATCTCTTTTTTGTGTGGATTTATCTCCTCCACAGAGAAGAATTATTATTCTGTTATTCTTCTTCGTATAATATACCCTGTATCCTGGTCCATATTTTATTTTTAATTCATATACACCCTCATCTAGGTATTTATGGTCTCCAAATAGATTGTTTTGAATTCTTTCTATTCGACGTATGATGATAGCTTTCCCTTTCTTATCTGCAAGTAGATGTAACCATTCACTAAAGGGTCTTCGGCCTGAGTCTAACTCAAAATATGTAATGGTATTTTCTATCATGTCCTTATGTTAGCTTTAAGGCTACCAAAAGTCAATAAGAAACTTTGTGATCAAAGATTTTTTTGGATCCTCATTATAAACGAATTCATTTTGTAGTAAGCGAATTCGTTAAACAAAAAACGAATTCGTTTTATTAACTTGCATTGCAACGAAAAGTTCTGCATTGCAGAGAAATTAAAAGTGGTGAACTAGCTGGCCACACGTTTTGGTATGATAGGCTATGATAAACTTATTGCATCATAAGTGTATGATATGATAAAGATATGATATCATAATTTTATGATGTTAAAACAATGGGGAAATAAAATGATAATATTGATAGGTTCTGAGAAAGGTGGTACTGGAAAGACGACGATTTCAACTAATATTTGTTCGTTAATGGTTTCTAGAGGACAAGACGTTCTTTTGATTGATACAGATAAACAAGGGAGTGCAAGTACGTGGTGCGCTCTACGTGATGAGAACAAATCGGTTAAACGTGTTCCGTGTGTTCAGAAATTTGGTCTTGGATTGGCAGGTGAGATACAGGATCTATCTAATCGTTATGCCAATATAATAATCGATGCAGGTGGAAGAGATAGTGTTGAACTACGTTCAGCCATGACGGTTGCTGATAAGATATTCATTCCTTTGCAAGCATCTCAATTTGATGTCTGGACTATGGCCGCAATGGATAATCTATTAGAGCTGATGAAGGCAGTTAATCCTAAACTACAAGCCTCTGTTATCATTAATAGAGCATCTACACATCCTTCTGTATCAGAAGCAAAGGATATGCTCGAATTATCTAATGATTTGATAAACATGAAGATGATCGACCAACCGATACGTGACCGTATTGTTTACCGGAAAGCAGCACAACGCGGTCTATCTATCTTTGAGGTAGACAATCCAGACACAAAAGCAGTATTAGAGTTTGAATCTTTTTATAACCATATAAGGAAAAGCAATGAGTCAAAATAAGTTCAACACAAATCCACCTAAGCTAAATCAGAGTGATATAGATAAATTAATCTTAGGGGCAGAGCAAAATCTTATCGATTCTCTCCCGTCAAAAGAAATGCCTTGGGATAGCGCAAGAACTGATGTAATCAAACTAATGAATGTTCGGATGCCTGAAGAGTATTATATCAAATTAGATTACCTCTCCAAGAAGCACCGCATTAGTAAGAACAAACTCTGTCTCGAGGCTGTCATTGCTGAGATTGACAGGATGTTAGCAAAATGATTAAAGGACAGGATGTAGTTTTATTATTAAAGTTAATTGCAAATCCAGATGCATGTAAGTGGACACAAAAAAAATTAGCGGAACATTTATGTGTGAGTGTTTCAACCATTAATGCAAGTTTGCAAAGATTAATAGAAGTTAGACTTATAATATGTAAAAAAGTGTGTAGACAAAACGCACATGAATTTATAGTTGGAGGAGTTAAATACCTCTTTCCACAAGAAATACACGGAATGACAGGTGGTATACCTACAGGGTATGCAACACTAATGGTTACTAGTGTTTCAGTTACTGATCCAATTCAGGTATGGCCATATGCGGTAGATGCGCATCGGGGCTTAGAAAGTACACCTTTATATCCATCAGTTCCAGAGTCTGTTTCGAAATTTAAAGATCAAAAATTTTATGATCTACTATGTTTAGTAGATGTATTAAGATCTAGAATAAGTAATGTTCGTGAAAAACATGCAGCTACTGAATTGTTAAAGAATTTAATTCTTTGACAAAACGAAAATACACAGATCAACCAATAATAGGAGTATTAGATAGATGATGAAAGATGTTGGATATAGTGTAATAGAACGTAATTTTGTTGGTGATGAAGAAACATCACGCGATACAAGAATTATTAAATGTTCATCTCTAGAAGATTTTAAGGAAAAAATGCAGAAGATTGCTTCAAAATCTTACAACAAAGGAGATGATAAATGGAAATTAGAAGCACCACAGATATTTAGTGGTGCATTTGAAAAACAGAATAAAGAGATTCAGATACTATATTATTCAGAGTTTTGCGATAAAGAACCTTTATTGATATGGAAAGAAGAAGTTCAAGATTTTTCACGATTCTATAGATGGAAAAGAGGAGATTTCTCGGACTGAACGAAAATACACAGACCGTGTAATACCAACCATCTTGCAGATCTGTTGCCATGAAAAGGCATCTTCATTTCTCAGCAAAGTTATTAACAAGTCCTTCTTCTCTGGTGTGAGGGAAGGAGGTCTTCCACCTTTACGCCCACGCCTCGCTGCTGCTTCCAATCCAGCCTTTGACCGCTCACGAATCAACTCTCGTTCCATCTCGGAAATAGCAGCCATTATATTAAAGATAACCATACCCATTGCGGTTGATGTATCTATATTATTTTCAAGAGATACAAAGTTAATTTTCTTATCTTTAAACTCATTGATCAATTTAACGAGTTGAAGCATACGTCTTCCGAGTCGATCAAGTCTAACAACACACACAGTATCACCAGGACGCAACTTATCGAGGAGACGGCTTAGTTCTTTTCGTTCTTCTTTAGCGCCGGATATCTTTTCTTGTAATATCTCATCACATCCAGCGGCTGTTAGCTTTTCGATCTGAATATCAAGGCATTGTTCATGCGTTGATACACGTGCATATCCAAATTTCATATCTTCTTCTTACTTGCTAAATACCAATGTACATTACCCGGTTCATAATCCCCATCTTTATCTATCCTCATGAATATGTGATATTTGGAAGGAGCTTTACCCATAATCTCCCAGAAACCTTCCATCGTTGATAATGAGTCATGATATGTAATGCCGATTCCTCCTATCCAAGGATAACTAATATGTTTAGGGTTATTGCACTTAGTAATCATATTATGCCAAGCCATGTATTCTTTGGTAACCTTACGATTTCCTTCCCTTGATAAACCATGTGTTATATGACCAAAATAAGGACATTTTTTAGAACAACTTTTAGTTTTACCTGATGTTAAATGATCTAATTTTTTTAAAGAAATATTGCCACAATCACATATGCACTCTACTTTTGCAGGAATCCACTTTACTCCATTTGTACAACTAGGAATATACACGCCTGTAGTTGTTAAATGACCATACTGTGTGCCTTCTATTATTGTTGGCGCTGTTCTACCCATATTAATTCGCTTTTATAATCCCGTAACTGTAAATTAGCACTGTTTTTGGGATTAGTCAATTGGAATAGGTATTTGGGATTTGAGTTATAAAGAAAATACTTATAACTCAATTTTTTTTCGATCTTGAATTCCATATGCTCAGAAAGACTAGTTTTTGGGATTGTAGAAAATGATTAGATATAAAATTAAATTTTAGATCACACTTACAATCAATTTGAGGCAAATCCTTGTGCTCGTGAAAATACTGCACCTATAATTGTAGTGTATTTACAGGTTAGAATCATGCACGCACAAAATAGTCAAATGAATCCACTTCAACAAGCAAGTCAAAGAACAGCTTATCCTGGGAATGACACTGCTGGGATGATGGAGCAGCTTGGCGATGATACTGTCAGAGATATTCCCGATCAAGGTCTTTTTACTTCAGACCCTCGTTTCCATGAGAATCTTGCAAAGTATATGAGCGACGGCGATTTGCAAATGATTGGCTCTGATTTAACAGATTCGATTGAAAATGACGATGAAGCACGTCAGCCATGGCTTCGTGTTGTTACAGAAGGAATAGAATATCTTGGAATCGGCAATTCTCGTAATCGATCTGCTTATAGTGGTAAGTCTGATGATCTTTTTGCTCCTACTCTGTTAAAATCAGCACTACAAGCTACAGCTGAAATTCATACCAATATATTTCCGTCATCAGGATTTGTTCAAACTGAATGTCTCGGTGTTGTTGGTGAAGAGGAAGAAAATCATGCATCACGTATAAAAGAGATGATGAATTATACCTTAAATGAAATCATGGAAGGTTATAAATCAGATAAGAAACAAGGCCTTTTGTGGATGACACTCGAAGGTTCAATGTTTGTAAAGGTATATATTGACCGTCTTAAGAATAAACCTGCTGCACCGTATATACGTGCGTCTGATATTATTATTGATCCAGGTGCGACATCTCTTGAAGATGCAGACCGCATAAGCCATTACTTTACATTGTCCTATCGTGCCCTCGAAGAACAGTTTAATAGAGGGGATTGGAAGCGCAATAACATTGAGCTCGAAGACCTTCAATCTGAAGTTGTTGAACGTAAAATAGATCAAAAAGTTGGTGTCACTCCAACAATGGATGAAAATAATAAGTATTATGCATTCTATGAAACTGCAACATATCTGAACTTAAGAGGTTTTGAACATCTTGGCGGTACAGGTCAACCATCAGGACAATTGCTACCCTACATTGTGACAAAGGATAAGAATAGCAGTGTCATCGTAGCCATTTATCGTAACTGGGAAGAAAATGACCCACAATTTCGTCCTAAAAAGTACATTATTCAGCATAAATATTTCACTGGTTTCAATATCTATGGTCTTGGATTATTCCATCTTGCATTAGGTCTTGCAAAGGCAGAAACAAAAATCCAACAACAGTTAATCCGTGCTGCTGAATTATCGAATGCACCATCCTTATTACAAAGTAGTGGCCTTCGCAGTGAACGTTCACAAATCGATATTAAACCTGGCAGCATAAACCAATTTCAAACATTTGACAGTAATATTCAAAATGCAATTATGCCATTGCCTTTTAAAGAACCATCACAAGTATTGATGCAATTTAGGGACATTATATCTTCTGCGATAACTGATCTTTCAGTTGCACGACAAATAAATCCTGGAGACTTCTCGGGTAATATGCCTGCCGCTGCTGCTGTTGGTATTTTAAGTACAATGCATATACTTGAAAATGGATTACTTGGAGACTTATATTCCAGTTTTAAGATAGAGTTTCAACTCATATATAATCTAATGGGTGAATGGTTGCCAGAGGAGGGATATCCTTTCAAAGTTATTGGCGGCGATGATGTCATGATGAAGTCTGACTTCTCCCCAAATTTTTCTATTCGTCCTGTTCTGGATCCGAATGTTTCGTCTGACTTATATAAGAGTGTGATTAACCAAGGAATCATGGAACTTGCAGGTCAAAACCCTGAGTTATATGACATTCGAGAAGTTCATCGACGTATTTTGACTACGATGAAAGTATCCGATATGGATAAAATTCTTCTTCCAAAGCAGGAAGATGCGCCGCCGCCACCTCAAATGGATCCAATCAGTGAAAATAAAACGGTGATGGAAAGCAATCCCATCAAAGCATATAAGGTACAAGATCATGAAAGTCATACGGTGGTACA